TTCGTCAATTAAAGCACCCACCGAAGTGGGTGCAGTCCTTTTACTTCTTTAACCCCGCCTTTTTCATCATGCTGTCAAGAGTACCTTTAGGTATCTCTTTGGCTGGATGTCTGCCTACAGGGATAAAGTAGTCAAAGTCGGGATGAACATACTTGTGATGTTTCTTTCCCTTTTCGATTGTCCAGCCTGCTGACTCAATCAATTTGTAAAACTCTGAAAACTTCATAAATCAAAGAACTTTTAATTGACAATGCAAAGGTAACATTTTCGTTACTATTAAGCAAGCTTTGTAACGTAAAAAAGTAACGTTTCTGTTGCTTTTTAACATTCTAATAGAGCCATATCTATTTCTTGTTTCTTCTTCTGCGTGAAGCCATATCCTTGCCTTTCACCTTCGTGACTTTTGTCCCGGTTACAGTATGAAGCTTGTCACGCTGCATTAATACTAAATTCCTGTATGGTATCTCATAGACCACTTCCCGGTATGACAGATGCAGATTTTCCATGAACGATGCAATCTGTCCCAAGAGAGTATCATTTCCTACAACCTCGGTTTCGCTGCCAGCAGACTTACGTTCCTCGCCAAGCTGACAGCTTTGAGAAAAACCTTTGAGTCAATCATAGAGAGTGTTTCATCCAATGCGTCCACATTCTCTTCGTATGTTCCTTTTGCCAGTTCTTCGCTCAAGTTTTCGTCACCAGCTATCAGCCAGGAAAGAGCCCTGCTGTAGGCCTCACTTTCTCCCAGGGAGAGAAGAACTTCTTTCAAATTGTCTGCTTCTTGTACACCTGACAAATGGGAGATTGCTCCGGCCAGTTTGTTGATAGTAGGAGGGTAGACCGTGTAGGCTTTCCCAGCGACAAACACCGTTCTGAAATCACTTCCGATAATGGATTCAGTTACTATTTTTGCTCCTTGATTCATTCTGATAAAAGATAAAAATTAAGGGGTGAAGCCATAAAGCCCACCCCTGTTATGGAATTCAATCTCTACCTATTGGATAGGCATTAAGCACCTGCTGTTACTTCAGATGAGTCAAACCAGTATTCCGGTGCAACTTCTGCATTTTGTGGTTCCAGTTCCACCGCACTTACAGGAATACCGACAGCCTTGTCTGTTGTGGCTTCACGTGCACCGATGTCAGCACGGGGAATCACACAATACTGGTCATCGTCAGTCAAAGCGACAAGTAACTTCTCAATGTTTACCTTGCCTCTTGCTCGTTTCCAACCCTTATCAGTGTTAATTACATCACCACCCATGAGGTCTTTCTTGGTCGGATAGTCGTACTCACCAATGGTGAAGTTCACGGTTACATCGCCCATTTCCTTATCACTACGATAAGTCTGACCGGTAAGCTGGTTCTTGTAGTTAGTGCGGCTTGCTTCCGCTTCTTCAAGTGTCCATGTATCCTGATGGATATTCTTCACCTCTTTTAAGGTTTCACCTTGTAAAAGAGTATATAAAGCCTGCCCAGTCAAATCTGCTGTGATAGCATTTGTCTCGCCATACCAAAGTTTCTTGATATTCACAGCTGTGATTTTCTTTGATTCTGCCATATTATTTCACATTTAAAACTTCAAACAAAATTCTTACATTCACATAGTGACACTTTAAGGATGTGTCTTCCTCAATTCCGATTGACTCGATGGAATAATGATAGGTTGTTCCGTCATAGCGTCCGGTCACTCCGTCAAACAATTCTTGCGCCTGTTTCTCCAGCTCGTTCAGACGTATTGTGTTAGCTTCACCTTCTTTCAAGTCAGGAACGCAAAGGTTCACTTCTACGAAAGACTTCTTCCAGTACGTCTCCGGTTGCTGCTTCTTAGAGTGAATGACAATCCTTTCGGACTTCATCGGCCCCGTCAGCTTCTTACCGTGTGGAACGATGTCAATTTCAAAAGGCTGGCAATCACGATAGAGTATGTTCGCTATGTCGGTGGTAACTATCATTTTATTTCCTCCTTTAATCGTTTCTCAGCATATATGGCTGCACCAGTCAAGACTTCGTAACCTTTGGATTCAACGAAAGAAGCGTATTCAGCTTCATTCCTCAACTCCAGTCCATCATCCTGAACTGAGTATTTGTTTGACTTACGGAGTGTTCCGGTATGATTCTGATAGCTTCCATTCTTTACAGCGTAATCGACAGCCTCTTTACCAACCTTCTCCTTAACGGCTTTCACCTCGGCATAACCTTGTTTAAAAAAGCTATCCATGTCCGAAAAATCAAACTTTACAGCCATATTTCTGAGTAACCAAAATAGTTAGTATTTTTTACCGTATAAACCTTGCCAGTTCCCCTGGTATTATCGCCATCCATACATCTGACTTCATCGCCAGCCTTCAGGGAGGTTTTCTTTTCACAGACTATGTGATAGTTCGGTCGGTACACCTCGCCGTTCTCCGAAGTAAACTCCTTGGTGGAGTTATCATCACACCGGCACTTACATACGTCCTGCCAGCTTTCTCCACCGGTTCCGGGAATAGGCCGGCCGAACTCGTCTGTTTCCATTGGAGTAGTAACCTTGATTTGTAATATATGTGGCGCGAATATCATAGGAATCTGACTTTAGGTTTATCTGACAGTGTGTCTTCAAGGCCATACTTCTTGCACAAGAATGAGTAGTATTCCTTCAAGCCTTTGGTGTCCCAGGACATAGAGAAACCGTTCTCGCTGATGGAAGTAGCACGAAGTAGAAGAGAGGGGATAAACTTCGCCATAGACACCGAAACAAGTCCGATGTTTGACGGGCCCATCTCATCCTCTCCGCTTACTTCTGAAGACAAACTTATCTCCAAAAGGTCAGCCTCCGACAAGTTGATGCCGAAGGTCTGAAACTTCTGTGATATGTAGTCATTTACTGTCATGCGTTCATGGTTGACAAATCAAAGTTCACAATCAGATTCGGGTTCGTAATCTGAGGAATCCACTCTGCGGTGTATTCCAGATAACGACCGTTCTTGTCCTTGTAACCGGAAATAAGCATATCACCGTCTGCCTGGGTGTAGTTACGTCCCGGTACGCCGTCCACTGCTTCGTATGGAGTGTGGAAACGCATATAACCGACCTTATCCTGCGGAAGCAAGGTGATACGGTCGTCGGCGTAAATCTGCACGTTCTTTCCGGTCTGGTCTTTTACGTAATCTTCCTTGATTTCAATGGCCGGAAGCCCGATGCCAGTGAACACTTGGGAAGCCAGTTGAGATGTAATCAACCCGGTTGAAAGATACATCTCATTTCCTGTAAGCTGCATCTTGAACTTGTCACCAAACTCAGCCGACCCGATGATATTCTTCACGAAAGTTCCTCGTGACATAATCATCTTCTGGAAATTACCGTAGTCCGCTTTCAGTGCATTAATCTGCTGCTGCAAATAGGTGATGAAGTTCGTCTTCGCACCAGTATCAGGCTTGATGAACTTGAACGGCAATTCAATGTTAAGAAGGTCAACGCCTCCGGCATTGTCATCCTTATTCTTGACTGTTGCTTCTCCGGTCATCAGAAGTGAACCTACAATAATATCCATGCGCTTGTGGGCTGCCAAAAGTACCTGACGGTAATCATCATAGATGAAGTTCACGATTTCCTGCATGGCTGCTACCTGGTCGGCAGGTTTAGCTGCATTGAACTTGTCAATCAAGTCCTGAAGTTCGGACAGGCGGTCAATGGAAATCTGGTAAGCATCGCCAAGATAAGCGATTTCACCATATCCTGAGCCGATATTCCGGCGTTCACGGATAGGCTTCTCACCATAACGAGAGTTGATAGAACCGGCCATCACTCCAGTAACCTGACCGATGTAGTCCTTGAATACACGGGTAGTCGTTCTACGGAAATCAAGATACTGCTGCCAGTAGATTGTATCCTTACGAGTCTGAAGGACACGCTGAATAACGGCGTTAACGATGTTGGGGTCGTTAAACAGAGTATGAATAGTTAGCATCATGTTTTACCTCCTTTCTTTATTTGCTTGCAATTACACCTGCTGTTCTCAAAGATGCCAGAAGGGCATTCAATTTTGTATGTGCATCTTCCTGCCCAGTAGCATCATCTACTTTAACACCTTGCTTTACACCTCCGAGAGCAGAAGATGTTGCTGCAGACAAAGTGAATTTGTTGGCTTGGGATGCGATACCATCCAATTTAGCTTTGTCTTCTTTACTCATCAAGCCATCTTGACTGGAAGACGCTTTGGCAACTACAGCCTTTCCACCTTGAGTAACGTCAGGAGCGTTGAACTGGAAATGCGGCATGTTGGCCTTGTCAATGTCAGAGAAAGGCATAACCAATTTGGTAGGCTCAATCTCGAATGCTCGCATCAAAAGAGCAACTAATACAATGCCTTCTTCTACTTGTACTCTTCCGTACAAGGCTGAGTTAGCAATGACTTTCGGAGTTGTGCCGCTTACCGCTGTAGCTTCATAGAGTACAGTACCAGCTTCCAATGTTTCGCCAAAGTCGGCAGACAGCGTCAACTTATCGAAAGCTTTGTCTGATTTGTCAATACTGTTGATGGTAGCTCCATGAGAACCATTACCCAGATGCATACCCACATAAGCCAAAGAGTTTTTCTTGATCTTCAAAGTGGTATTGGAACCGGTGGTAAACTTTTCATAGACTTCTACACGGATGGCCACCTGAGCGGTTTTCTTTACTAAGTCGGCGGCAATGGGAGTGAAGGATGGAAGAAATGAACCAGCGACAAGGTTGGTCGTATCCAGCTTGTAAGGCCCTCTGCGTCTTACTCCGGTAGAAACATCATAGCGTTCCTCGATGGACGGTTCAGGCTCCATGTAATACTTGTATCCTGCTGACATAAATTACTTGTTTTGTTGTTCGACAATAGATTTTGTGTCCGCCTCAATCATTTTGGCGAACTCACTCGCTTCTTTCTCCTGCTTCTGTTCGGCAGTCTCAGGAGCTTTGGAGAACTGAAACCCGTTGTTAGACATATCCTGCTTCATGTCCTTGAAATAAGTATCCAAGTCCGTGTTCTCAGGAATGTTGCGGTCTTTCAGCATAAATTCGGGAATACCGTACTTCTTCGCCACTGCTGAAATCTGAGAATTGCGCTGCGCCTGCGCTTCATTTTCCTCCATTTTGGCCAGCTTGTCGGCAAACGGCTTGATACCGGCGGCAATGCCATCGGCAATCATCTTTGCGATGTCTGTCTCCTGCGGCTTTGGAGGGTCGTTTGGTTTCGGTGGTTCTGGTTTCGGATTCTCGATTGGTTTCCCGTCTTTCAGTCCATGCTTCTTCTCGTAGTTTGAAACAGCGGAAGTCTGCGCCTGTCCTGCACGGAAATCACCATAGTTTTGCATCACGTCCTGAAATGAGATACCCTCAACGATGGAGGTCACCTTCGTTTCGTCCGTTACACCCTCTGCCTTCTTTGTGGCGATACGGGTGAGTGTGGCAGTGTCCACCCCAGCGAATTTCTGTTGCAGTCCTGCCAAGATTTGTTCAAAGATTGTCATACCGTATGAGTTTGATTAATAATTTCATACGGTAAATTTACTTATAGAGAAAGGGAAGGGGAAATTTAAAGGCTAACGATACGAAACAATTAGGGAAATGTTCGTTTTTAGGTAAAAAGAAAGCGTGACTACCTAAATAATCACGCTAGATCATCATCCAATTATACTTTTAAAATTTCAATATAGCTGCTTCTATTTCTTTTTTGTCAGAATCTTTTACGTTCCTCAAAGCATTCAGGAAAGGTAAAATTAAAGAGTCATCAACCATGAACCAGACTGGATTTTTAAATAATTTTGGGTATCCGGGATCATCTCCATAGCCATTCCATCTCATTGCCATTCTTCTTTCCCCATTTTCCCAAATACCTATCGCTATAGAAAAATCATCATTTTCAAATACAACATTCTCAACCTTAAAATTACTTGGATTTACATCTTTTGCTTTCATTGTACTATCCTCCATTATATTTAATTAATAATCATAACAAATTTATAGCTGCCAGTTCCTCTGTCAGCGCGTTAATACCTTTCTGAATCTTCTCCAACTGCTGTTTACGGGGTTTGTGTACTCCAGCCGCATAATGCCACAACTGACGCTCATTAATTCCAGTTATCCGGCTCAAAGC